ACGTCCAGGGATTTTTGGAATGGGACTGGAAAACCCCCGTGTCGTCCAAGTACCAGATTCTTTCCAAACTTCTTACAAAACATGACTAGGTCCTTAAAAATCTTGGAGTTTCAACCGCCCCACCACCATGCTTAAATCATCCCAGGCCCTCACGGAATTCTGTACCCGAAACGCTCTCCCATTCTTCAGCGTCTGCTGAAACAGCGCTGTGGTGACCGTCTCGCTCGTCATTGACAGACTCGTGGTGTACGCCTCCCGAAACACGTCCCCTATCTGGTGCCAGTAAAAGGCATCCCCTACGCCATCCGAGCACACCACCACGCTGTAGTCAACACCGTCCCTCACAAAGAGCTCCTTCGCCGTGACCGACGGCGTGCAGAGCACGAGGGGTACGTGGGGTCCGCTCGCCTCGCCCTTGTATTCATGGTCCCCGATCCCTCGGGTCATCTGGCACCCCCCGTGCTTGATGGGAACTCCGTCGTCGTCCGTACCGGGTCCCAGGAGAAGCGGTGTGGACCCGAAATTGTCGTGGCCATACTCCTCGAGTGCCTCTTCTTCCCATTCCTCGGTGGTGGCATTCCAGCAGAGCGTCTTCATCTTGCGCAGGCTCTGGGTCCCTCCGACGCAATTCCTCATCTTGGACATGAGCATGATATGCTCACGCGTCTCCTCCACGACCTCGTCGGTGCCCTCCCGAAACATGGGGATAATGTCCCGTCCCCCACGGTGGTCCCGGAACGCCGTACCGTTGTCGCAGTTGAACCGGCTGTAGATGACGACGGCGTCGTCGCGTCCCGCTTTACGCGACGCCTCAAGATGCACCCTTCGTTCCTTGACGCTGTCCCAGTTGTGCTCGGCGTGGAGACGTGTGACCTTGCCCGTCTCGTTATCGACCAAAAGGACGGGGCTGTCACCCACGTTGGAGGCCACGAGAAACACACGCCCATCATACTCCATCACAAAAAGCAGGCTCAAGGTGGTTCCCTCGGAGACGTACGCGGTCGTGGATGCGTCCATTGCCGTATAAAAGGCCTCGAGACACTGGCGGACTTTGGCTTCTTGTCCTTCACCAACACCCTCCAGCACCTCTTGGAGGAATTCAGAGGTCAAGTTCGCCACGAGATACTCCATAACGTCACGACTGGCAAACTCTCCTCGTGCACCGTGCCCATCCGCACACGCCAAGACTTGGACAGAAAAAGGCTTGTCCTGCAAGGCACCCGTTATTTTGTGTGCCAGCACGTGGTCCTGGCCGTACTCTCCCAAAACTGTGTCCCCCGAGGGACTGGCGTAAACCGCGGTACCGCTACCATAGTGCTTGGGAAGACCCCGCATCACGGGTATTTCCATGGTCGCGCGAATCGTTGTGGTCGTATCCACCGAAACAGAAAACGTGTCCGAGGCATCTTCGACACGAGATGGGTCGAGGTCTTTCATGGTTTCCGGGTGGGGGCGTGTGATGGGTCCAACGGGTGTGATGGGCGAACTAGGCATTGTAACGGGCATGGAGAACGCAGACGGAGGCGATTGGGACTCGATGGTCATCATGATGGCGGATATTTGTTATTTGTTGTTGGAGTTGGTTTGGATTGGCTCTGTGATGTTGGGAAAAGAAAAAAAGAGTGTAAGAAAACAAAATACCATGTTTTGTTGACATTCGATATACTGTGTCAATAAAAAGAATGGAATTATCAGTTTTTTGAAATGTAGCTGAAAATCCTTTAAATAATTTTTTTTATTGTTGACTAATGGTAAAGATGACACTAACGTTTACTTACCAACGATTAGATGTACTCGCCAATGCGGAATATGAATTGACCAATCAATCCAGAAATATTCTTGATGGTGGAAACCCCGGACAATCTTTTCGTGAGATGGCCTCTAATTTTTTTCAAGACCCTATCAAAGCGTACATATCATTTAGTGATACCGTGTTACAGACTCTTGAATACAATGAACCAGGCTTTATTATTATCACCGATGAACAGTCCAACAATATTGGCTCCATAACATTTTATAGTTTTTATCGACAGCCTTTAGACCCCGTCATTACTACAAAAACTCTCAATAAATCACTTACCTATGGTGTCCCTACTGCCACTGGTATTTTAAGCGATTATTTGAATGGGTCTGTTGTTATAGATTATACCGACGCTAACCAACGTACCGTTTATTTATTTAAAAGATGATGGATGGTTCATTCAGAAAAAAAAGTAACAATTTTTTTTTTGTTGACGAATAATAGACTATTATGACGTTACTATTTACTTACCAAGTATCGAATGTACTCGCCAACGCGGATTATCAATTGACAAATCAATCCGCGAATGTGGTAAGAACCGGTCAAACTTTTCGTACGTTAACCTCTAATTTTTTTGAAGACCCCATCGAAGCGTACATAATCTCTAATGAAACTTATTTGACGACCTTGCAGGTAAATTATCAAGCTACCATCATCATCACCGATGGAGAATCGAATAATATCGGCTCGATTAGTTTTTTCAACTTTTTTCAAAAGCTTAATACAAAAACCAATAAATCCATTATTTTTGCCATTACCACCGCAACGGGACTTTTAAGCGGTTACCTGAATGGAACCGTAGTAATAGATATGAGTGGTCCAGATACACATACTATTTATTTATTCAAGAGATGAAAAATGAGGTTGTTATGTTATGTATTCCTAGTACAATAGAACTCCTTTGCTTTGAATAGAATAGGTGGGTTTTCAAGATTTCCTTTGTTCACCGCACTCCGACGCACCTAGTTCTTATAAGGATAGGAAAAGTACAAAAGAGATGATGGTAACGGTAGCGATTCGGTGGAGGACTTAACATGATAATTCTATCCGTAAAAAAGATAACCAAGTATCTAAATATTCAACATAATGCATAGCTAATTGCAAATTTTTTTCCAATGTGTAACTACTTTTTGAAAATCGTTTACAACACAAAGGATGATCGACGGTATATCCTTTGTATTTACCATTTTCCCTGAAGTATATATATTTAGGGAGATGTTGATTGAAGTCTAATTTACATTTTCTTTTGTTCACTTGTACCTTATTTTTCTTGGCGTCGGACCATATTTTTTTATAGGATGGGTCCTGTAATAACAACTTCATCTTATCACTCATTCGTTTTTTAGTCTCCTCTGATACTACTATGGATTTTTTTCCTCCTGATTGTAAATTCAGTCCATAAGGTACTAGGGTATTATGTGTTTTGATATAAAATTCCTCAAATAAATTTAAAACTTCAACACGACATTTCATTAACGTGGTTATTTGAAAATTTTCATAACCATATTTGTTCATTTCATTATTTAATCGTCTACATCCTTTGTTATCCATTCTTTTACTTGCGTTTATATGTTGTTTCCATCTCCCCTCAATCCCTTTCTTTGACCCGTCTGACAAAAATTCGACGACCTGTCCTATATAACACTTACCACTCGGAGATGTAATTTTATAAATATATCCATGTGACATTTAATAATAAATACTTTTATTATTAAGTAAGATGTTTTTATCTTAACCACCTCGAAGCCTTAACACTAGATGTATCGTCGACTCCTTTGATATTGAATAATCGGACAGTGTTCTGCCGTCTTCACGACTTCTCTTACCTTTCAATAAGAGCCGGACTTTACCTTAAGCCCCCTCCATGTGAACCACATTGGTACACAACGAGCGAGCCGACAACCGTCAAGTCTCTGAACCTTGTCCCTATTCTTCTTCCAAAGAACGTAGGACCTTGGCTGCTGATTGTCCATTTCGAGGTGTTCACGATGCGATGCCTCTCATCTTTTCCTATTTTCACCGTACCCAAGTTTTCTCTTGGCCACCACCCTTTTTCAAGAATGGCTTGGTAAGGAAAGCTTTAGGAGATTCCAGCAATTTGGTCATCTTACCCAATTCATGTTTTTTTTATTGGATTAGCCGCAGTGGATTTGTTTTTGATAAAGGTCCACTTACTGGTTTATGACTCGATTATCCTTTTTTTTTCGAGTCCCGACGACTTTTCAAGCCCAAAGATGGAGCTGTTTGCCAGCGAAGATTCGTTTCGCTCCCCTGATTTTCACCATGGGCCAGACTGTACCTTAAGCCCACTCCGGTTGACTAGACCATCCTTGTGAACCAACACCCGTGCGGTCCCAAAACTGCCGGCTATACAGCTTTAGAACCCCTCTTGCGAGGCGTCGTTGAAGGAGCGTCGTATCCTTGTCATTGCACTCGCATTGCACTCGCATTGCATTGTCGCAACCGGACGTAGACGCTTTACCTACGGATTGCCCAATCCTGAACGTTGTTACTATGAGCGACGTCATTACCGTGCCTATTGCCAAGGGTTTCCCCGAGACAAGGAGTAGTTCAGGCTATCAGGGGTTTCCCGATTGTTGAGGTGTTTTGCCCCATATTCCTGCGAACATGAGACTAACGGCTGGACGTTTGTTTCAAAAAAGACCGTCTCTAATGTTTACCCTCCTTGCCGTCTTTCTTTTGGGGAGGCATGCCGTTTTTCTGGTCTAGGTTTGTTTCCTTTCTTTCCAACAAGTTTTAAAAATGATTGTATATTAATTCACCGTGGCCGGGTGTATCGAGAATGTAGTGTTACAAAATGTTTGGCTTTTAGTTCTTGCAAGACGGATTCGAACGGATCATAGGTAACGCTCTTTTGTATATTTTTATGGGCGAGAAACGGTCGACAATTCTGCCAGGAAAAACACGCGCGCTGTTCGTCTTCTTTCGTCAGGTCAAAGGACGCGATAGGTTTGGTGTGGTCGACGTGCCACACCTCCCCGTAATTCTCCAAGGTCATGCCGTCGTACAACTGGAACGCCATCCATTTCTGGAAAAAATCCGCGGTGCACCCCAGGTATTCCAATACACGCTTCTCCTTCGTAAGACTATTGCATTTCAGGGCGCTATACACACGACATCTCATACGCCTTTCTAAATGAAAGGCAGGGTCCGTTTTGATTCTATTTTTTTTGTACGCATCGGTTTTTTTAATGTACTCTTTTTTATTTTTCTCGTAGTATTGCCTCTTGATCTCCATGGTACACTCCTTGCACGCCGCACGCATTGTTCCCTTCTTCTTGTGCTCATAGAACTGGTCGATAAGGTGGACCTCCAAACAGATTGTGCACTTTTTTTCCGTCTCCAGTTGGGATTTATCGAGAACCGGATCTTGGGCAAGTTTTTGATAGTACTCTCTCCCTTTTTTATTTTCTTCCACACGCCTTTCCTCCGTCCACTGCGAACGTCGCTTATGTTCCATGGCATTGCAACACACCTTGCAGATGAAAATACCGTTCTTGAACTGGTCCACCCCCTTTTTTTCTCCACAGTGAGAACACGTCTTCTCCTGATGGTCCTCCTTGTATTTCTCGCTCCGTTCCTTCTTTTTCTTTGCGTCACATTCCTTGCAGATATTTTTCAACGAGATGAACTCCGTCGATTTGCCCCTTTTCGTGCAATGAATACACGTCTTTTCTTCGGTGCTTTCCAGCTCCGCTTGACGACGGGCTTCGTATCGTTTCTTGGTGCACGCCTTGCACGTATTCTTTTGTTTCTGGAAATCGGTGGTGGCGTCTTTCACCTCCCCGCATCCGATACATGTTTTTGTTGTCTCGCTCATCTTGTCTTGTCGGTAAAGTTATCGTTCCGGCCACGGAAAATTTGATTTTCTTCATTTTTTACTTTTTATTGTTGGTCCGGTGGAATACCCAACCTTTGTTGGTCAGGGGGGATCCCTTCTTTATCCTGGATCTTTTGTTTGACGTTGTCAATCGTATCCGTTGGTTCAACTTCCAGGGTAATGGTCTTCCCGGTGAGTGTTTTCTTTGACTACCCCGCCTTTCGGTGACTCGGGGAATAGACTGTGTCTTAAGCCATGTCGGGCGGATGAGGCCGTCGTTCATGACCAACACCCGTGCAGTCGTTGAGGGAGAACCGTGCCTCTCATCGTAGCGAGGTGTAGGTTCTTTACCCGCAGGTTACCGATTTTTTTTGGTGTCTGTCTATCCTGTGGATTCTTACCATACCCAGGGCAATTAACTCGGCCATCCTCGTCGTTTCCAACGAGGACTTGGTACCACAGGCTTTACGGCGTTCCTGAACATTATAAGGTGTTTTGCCGGCTATATCTATCTTTACCGACTAGCAAGCTCGTCCTCAAAAAAAAGGGTCAAGGTAGTAGGACCCCCAAAAAAAAAGGACTCCAACATTTACCCCGAGCTTACGCGACAGGTGTGCTGCTTTTCTCGTCCGACACTCCCAACGAATATTTGCATCTCTCTTTTTTTTTATAGACAAAGAAAATAAATTATTCAATGAAATTAATTTTTTCAAGGGTTAAAAGAATGAAAAGTGAAGGTGCGCTTTAATTTTTTTTTTATACGCACTAGAAAGAAAAGAACATCATCACAGGGTACATGTCCACCACCACACGACGGTTAGCACAACAACACCACCACCAACAAGACCCGGTAGTGTTTGGATGGCTCCTCTTGGCACTCCGTGAGGCGATGGGCGACCCCGTGGTTCGTACCGCCATTCTGGAGCACGACCTAGGAACACATAGAGGCATCGAGTTTGGCAAGACGTTTGAATACGGTTTTACCCTGAAACAATTGGAAAAATACCTCGAAACCATCGTCGTAAAAACAGGGCTCCACTACCTCTTGTTCACGGCGCAGAACCTTCCGGACAAGACGAGCCGGGAAACGCATTATCAGACCTATATCGTGGATTACCGCGATAAAAAAGTATGGGTGATTGACCCGGCGCGAACGCCTACGGGCAAAGGCGTCTATTTCGCGTACATCTCGGAGGACGTGGTCATACCGTTTTTCCAAAGACACGGATGGTCCACCGCGTTTGCCCCTACGAGTTCGGCGTGTCAGAAAGGAAAAAGAGACGTGTTCTGCCAGTCCTGGAGCCTTTACCTGCAGATTGAATTCATGAAAAGGCTCCTTTCCACCGGAACGGTTCAGGAACTCCCGATACCAGGAAGGAAAGAAGAGCGCTACCCGCTCCTGGTCGCTTTTTTCCAGAAAGCGCTTTCTATCCAACTGGTGTGTGACCAGGTCACCGTATCGTACCAGCATCTCATCCGGACGCACCGGGACCTCGTTCGTGGACTAGAGTCGGCACAACAGAAAAAAGCTATCCGACAATCGTACTTGGCATTGGATCCATGTGAATTATTAGAAAAAATGACAGTCCAGGATTTGGAATAAACCTTTTTAAAAAATTCTTATTTTTTTTTTAGTCTGAAAAAAAAATAAAATTGAACTAAACCTAGTAGCGACACATATTCTCATGAAGAACATATCCTATCAGCGTGCCAAGGAGCTGGGTCACGATAAACGTCGAAATGGGAACGTTGACCTTGGGTTGGTCGTTCTGGATGGAACGGACGAGGTGGTACGACGTAGTCTTATTTCGGGGTAAAGGACGACGTAGAAAAGGGTGCAACTGCTGGTTTTGAACCGTCAAAAAAATATCGTTGCTTCCGACAATGTTCAGTTCCATTCGCACTTGAGAAGATTGTGATTTAGTGACGGTGAGAGGGGCAAGTTCGTCCACCCCGATACCGAAAAAGGAAACGAGAAAATGAGAAATCTCGGAAAACTCGATATCGACAATGTTCTCGCAGACGGTCTTTCCCTCGACCGTCGAAATAGGCGGAGGTTCAAGTACGGTAACCAGTGGAGGCGCAAAAGGCTCGGAGAGGGTGTAATTCCCGCTCCATTTCTTTTCGTATAAAAAGGGTCCGAAATATTTCTTTTGAGAAATCTGGACCTCGTCGTGCGGGAACAGATTCACCATCAGTTTATTAGGACCCGTAAATTTGGGGAGATTGGAGTACCATACGCTCCACTCCCCGTAGTAAAACGCACGGTCCGACAAGAGGAATCCTGCGTACAGAAAATTTTTTCTCATCGTTTTCTCTGGTACAGGAGAATGAAAAAACAAGGTCACTTTTTGTTTTTTCATTCTTCTCCATGAAGCAATGGATTCTTTCGCATGTCGATTCCTTTGTTGTGTACCACAATCAGTACACTCTTGTCGTCCAAAACAAGACCTTGAAAATATGGACGACCATCGTCCCCTGTGATGGTGAGATGGAGCGCTCCACCGTCTTCCAAGGAGACGTTGCGACATTGACCCGTCCAGAGTCTGATTATTTTTATATCCTTATTATTATTGTAAGAGAGGCGTAGGGTCATTCCGGCACATGGTTCCGAAAGAAGACTCACAAAACATAATTTTCGGGTTTTCATACGGCTCCCTTCCTGTATATCAAGATTTTTTTTTAAAGAAAAAATTCTTGACCACGGATTATACACACGTATACCCTCCAGGAAAGGAAATAATACCTGTGGAAGAAATGGACATCTCTAACCCAGTTCCTGAAAACGTTTGCGGAAGCGTGTTGTTGTAGAGGGGACAAAGTTTTCCACAAACGGGGTAGACACTCGCCTCCATAAAAGTAATGGTGAGAGCGACTCCCGCACCGGAAGTAAAGGGTCCGACTTGAACACCGCTCGTATCCGACCCGGGAATAATGATGGACGTGGTCGTCGAATCGCTCAAGGTGAGGCATAATCGCACCGGACACGGTATTGTTGGATTCGACGGTGTACCACCGGTCACAAACAAGCAATATACTACCGACGTGGACGGGCATGGGCATACCGAATAAGGGTTTTTGCACGAAAGTGCCAAGTTGGTTTCACAACAACTATATCCACATCCGCAACCGCAAGAAGACGAAATGCAAACCATAAGTACAAACTGTAACTGTTCTATCCTTACGCGAGAAAAAAAATAATTTTTTTATTATACTACGAAACGAATGAAATCTCTTCTTTTCTTTGCAGCGCCTCTGTGGAGTCTATATCTCAAAACACCCTCCACCTCGATGATGATGGAGCACAAACAGCACATTGTGTCTCCTCCACTTCCCTTTCCCTATACGGGACTTACAAAGGCGCTCTCCGCCTACATTGACGAGAAGGAAGAATGGAACGTGGTGGACTTTTCCGCGCCACATCCAGGAGAAGAAGACAACAAGGTGATCCATATACCCCTCCTCGCCATTGCCCAGCTTCCCGACCCCGGAACAGAAATAGACAAACGAGCGAGGACAAGCGAGCACCCGTTGAGCCTGCGCGAGCACCACCACACCACATTTCAGCAGAGCCCTTATGCCGAGGTCATGACCTATCCGCAGTTTTGCGTCTTGGAAAAAAAAGTGGCCTCGGTCGTGTTTGCCTACCTGGGAGATACCCGTCGTCATTGGATGCTCCAGCTGGACCCGTTGTTTTTGTACAGCGACTCGGTCCGTCGATACGGCAACGACCCAAGCACGATTACCAAGACCTTATGGGTTACCCCATCTGCCACAATTGGCATGCCGGATGCCATTTTGTGGAAACCTCCTCCTCCCCACCCTCTTCTTTAATTAATTCTTCCATTGTTTGGAGAGGGATTCGAGGAACCACCGAATATTGATACACGTGAATCCGAGGGCGAAACAAGTTTCACCCACGTACAGGCGGTGTCGGTTCTGGAACACGACGTAGGGCAACAGTATCAACCGACAAACAAGAAAGGTGCCGGGAAACACATATTTCTTTACAAGATGGTTGTTAAACATAGAGGGAAAGACACGTGGCAGTGCCAGAAAAATGGTGGACGCCTCTACCACCAGCGCTTGCGACATGAGAAAACAACGGTCGGTGTAGAGGCAGTATACACCAAACGCGCCGGACAAAACGTGGTGGAAATATCCGTCGACCCTTTTCATGTTTCGGGGATAATAAAACGTTCCAAGAACCATGTCCATGACGGCGTACACGACATACAATTCGGTGCAACGCTTTTGAAGCGACCCACTTACGGTATCACCTGCCCATGCTTCACGGACGGCCGTCCCCGACAAACACAACGAGGCGATAAGGGAACACACGCTCTGTAGACGGTACGCGTCCGCCGACACAAATCGTCGGAAGAAGAAAAACGGGCCGATAAAATAAACCAGGCCGAGGGCCGTGAAAGAATAACGATTCATTGTACCTTTTTTTTTCTGTAAGGATATTTTTAAATTGTTCTATTCGGCCTCTACCCTATAATAATAATTTAATATTTTAAAATTATGCTTTGTTTTCCCAATCGGGGATGGATACAATACCATTTCTTGACCAACTGCATCGGTTTCCACACCTGGTCAATGGTGTATATCCAGTGTTGTTTGGTTTTCTCGAGGAGAAAGACTGCATGTTCCAGTAAAAGGATAAGCTCATTGTATAGGCTTTCTTGAACAATATACGCCGAGGAGGTTTGGGCTTGTACATTGGTCAGCAAAAAGGGGTGCTCTTTATGGATTTCATACTGTCGAAGATTGTACGCCAGCATACAGACGTCAAAATCCGGAACGTTGGTGAAAAGAGTGGACAACGCGTCCTCGAATGTTTCCCTTGTGGTGGTGAATAAAAAATCGTCTTCCAGTATCAGAATATTCTTGTACTTTTTTTCACGAGCCATTTTCAAAACCGATAAATGCGATTGGGTACAACCGAGCCAATTTTCTTCGACATGGTGGATGGCTGAAAATCGTTCAAACGGTAAACCAAAAGAGCGTAATTGGTTCTCCATGACCATTTTTTTTTTCAATGTGTTCGTCTAGATTGATGTAGACGACCTTGTCAATGTGCGTCGACATTTTTTTTTTAAATCCAGTATTGTTTATATTTATATTGTTTGCACACAATATAAAATAAAAAGTCTAGACATAGACGTGAGGGATGGTGGTGTTACTCAACACAACCTTGCCCGGTATTTTGGTCCGTTGAACATTGTTCACGCGACAGTAGACCACACGGCACCGTTTCTTATTTTTTTGAGAAGAATGGTCTTTCACCACCTTGGCAGCGAACTGCACCATGCTGTCATCGAGTTCTACGGATTCCACGATGCAGTGTCCGGAAGGAAACCCATCTACGTGGAACCACCAATCCCCAGGGTCTGCGTCCTCCAGTAGCCTGCTATTCTCCATAGCGTTTCGCCCGAGGCGGTACAACACACCGTTTTCTTCCCACACTTTCATTCTTATGACTTGCTACGTTGCACCAATATTTTATTTTTCTCACTTTTTTTTTAGGTCCATGAGAGTTTTTGCGAGGGGTACCGAAAGTTGGCCTACACCCCGTGTTTTCATTTTTTATAAAATAAAAATGGGTAGAAGAGGAAAAGAGGAAGAATTTATTGTAAAGGGACATTTAGACCTTGAAGATGTGGGACTGAATCTTCTTCTGCATACTGTAGTAGGTCAGGGGTGGCTCCTTATCCGCCTCGGTCAGCTTGAAGATGCTCTTCAGGCTGGCGTCGGGGACAATCTCGCGCCTGTCCTTGGGATTCTGGAGGTCCTTCTCCTTGATGTACTCGCAAATCTTCTTGGTGATGGTGACACGCGTAATGGGCACATTCGAATCCACCTTGATGAAATTAGCAAGCTCGGGGCTGATGTTCACGGGCTTCATGAATCCCGAGTTGTTCTCGGCCCTGGGCTTCTTCTCATCCCCGAGGGGGCGAATCTTGAGGAGCTTGTACACGTCGGTTTGGAGCTTGTGCAGATACTTCTCAAGACTGAGTTTCTTCCCCGACTTTTTCTTGACGGAGAGCTCCTCGGCGTACTCGGTCCACAGGTTGTCAAAATCGGTGCGCAGGGTGTCCTTGGTCGCCACACGGCGCGTACGCTTCTTCTCTGTGCCCTCGACAGGAACCTCTGGGCTCTCCCCGGTCTCCTCCATCTCCACCATCTCCTCGGTAATATCCTCCACGTTGTCCTCCACCACACTCTCCGTCAGCATGACCGGGACCTCTGCGGAAGGAATGACCGGGGGGACGACAGGCGTAGCGGGGGTAGTGGTCTCGGTCTTCTTCCTCCTGTTTGTCGTGGTGCGCTTGGGAGGAGCCACGGGCTCGACAGGGGCGGGGGAGACCGCAGTGGGTGTGGGGAACTCGGACTTTACAATCTGAACGGGGACGGCGGTTTGAAGAGGAGCGACGCTCGATGAAATGCGCTGTTTAGTAGGTGCCATGGTTATCTGTTTGTTTTTTGTATACTATCCAGCATTCTTTAAACCAGTTTCAATTTTTCTGTTTCTGTACTTAAAACACTCTCAAAATATTGGAGAATTTCTTCCTCTAGCTTGTTTTGGTGTGCCTGGCACGCAAGTTGGTCTTCCTCCGACATGTTATTCCACAGAGCAAGAGAAAATTGTTTCATGGCACGCAAGTACGTCTGAAAGATGAGCTCCCATCGACATTCGGGATAGTAGTGCAAGAGTAAGAATCGTTGGAACCGAATCCGTATTTTTTCCTTGTCTCCCCCATTTTGTAAGAAATGTATCCCACAGAGCAACGACGTATAATGCTTGCATAGCTGTTGGAAATCTTTTGTTTGTTGATATTGTGGATACTTTTCCGTAATCATGTCGTGGAATGAAATGGCGTCGATATTCGATTTGAAACATTTTGGGAAAAGCCTCTTGGTCATGATTGTGAATGATACCCTATGGGTACGCAATATTTTATTTTTTTTTCATTTGCTTTACCAATTCCGTCGCCGGAAACTGGGTTTCGTAGGCCACGTTGCTGGGGTCGGTCGTCCAATTGTCTGTCCTCTTCCACAGCTCATTCCTCCCCTCGGGTTGCGACCAATCCGCAACGTATGGGAGGATACCGCCGACGGTACCCTTTTGGCAGCAGGAACAGCTTCGACGGCTCGTGTCCAGGGAGACCTGTTCGACGAGGCATTTTTTACGTTCCGGGGACACCTCGAAGAAGAAGCCTTCTTGATGGGGGGGCATGGTGGGTGTCGAGAAAAAGACAAAGAAAATGGAAATGACCTGGAGGATCGACAAAAGGAAAATAAGCGTGTCCTTGGACACTCGTTGATACGAAGAGAGGTACAGGCCAAGCAGAATAACAAAAACGACCGAAAGTACGATTCCGGCGATGATATGTTGTTGCATTTTTTTATTTATTCCAGAGAGAAATAAAAAAAAAAATCAAATGTGGCAATTTTGGATTCTCGCGCTGTTTTCATTGATGCTTTTTGTCTCCTACTTTATCATTCCCCTGTTTTTTTCGGGTACACCTCTTTCGGACCTGTGGGGTGGAGTCCAGGAAAAACATCTCCGATGGGTATATTTCGTGTCCATGTGGTTGTGTGCCCTATCGTATCTTCTGGTACTGGCCTACTCGTGGAATCACATGTCGGCTTCCTTGTTCACCGCCTTTTGTGGCTTTCTCTTCTTTTCTATGCTGTGGATGCCGTTCATGTACCTCTCCCTGCAACATCCGTCCAGTCCATCGCTCAAGGCGTTTATGGTACTCACGCTCTTTGCGATTGCGTGCTTCGCGCTGTGGATCGTACTGGCCGTCCGCGACCTCCAAGACCCGCGGTACGAGGCATGGTATGGGGTCGCACTGACCGGTGCCCTCTACCTGTTTCTGCACACGTTTGTTCTTGATTTCTTGGTGTTTAGCACGGCCTACCTGATGTAGATGATAATAGTATGGATCATCGGTACCACGGGAAGCCCACCATTTTTTGTATCCAAAAATTTCCACAAGTCTTTATCTCCTGCACCTGTTCAGGAGTGTAGAAATCAAGAAAAAGACGTTCGAAATTGTACACCTCGTCTTGCATGTCCTTGTACTTTTGGAGCAGGTAGTTTTCGGTGATCTCGCTGTAATCTCTTGTCCAGAGGATGGGACATCCCTCGTATTTTTGTCGTATCTTTTCATTCTCTTCCATGATGGGAATACAACCGGCCAGGAACGCCTCGTAATGACGGTGACAATCCAAACCGTTCCCTTCGGGCGAGATGACAAATTTGTAGCGCGGAAGCGCATCGTAATAACTCTTGGGGTCAAGGTGTTGATTATGAATACCGTTCGACGCGAGAATCTGGAGAAATCGGGGTCTCCCGGTCCTCTGGCGTCGGTAACTATCGGTGTGGGGTTTTATAGCGCACAACACGGTTTTATCATGCGGTCCTATAGGTTGGTACTCGTTGTTGTTGTAGATTTGGGCAAATTGCCACGACATACCAATCGGGAAGGACTGCCAATCGTCTCTCCCATTGATCGAAGACGCTTGAACAATCATGGGGGACGCGTCTTTCGGCAACGATTGCCATGCCTTGAGCGTCATGACAACCGAGGATGAATCGTCTTTCATTTCTTTTTTTATTTTTTATCCATTGTTGTTAAACCACTTTCAGGAGGAAGATGGGAACATGGTTTGTAGAAACCAGAGGTAGACTTGTTTCTCGTCTTTTACTTGCTTGGGAAACTGGGTGTCCCAGTAGGATTGATTTTCTCGTGTTTTGACCGTATATTTTTGTTTAAACGTGGATTTTTGCGACTCGAAATACGTTTCCAAGCACGTGGTGATGTCATAGTTGGATTTTTTTTGGCATTGTTCAAGCACCGAAAACGCGTTGCGTAAAAAGACGTACACCTCGGGGTATTGCAACGGCAACGTGTCAAACTTGAGAACCATTTGCTGGATGATTTGGCGAATGTCCTCCGCCGTAAACGTTTCTTGGAGGTACGGGTGCGTAGGGAGCCGGAACGCCTTCGTGAGTGTGAGGATGTGGTACTGGGGTTCGTATTCAAGAACGGACCGTGACAGGTCGCTATGAAAAATAGACAAAATCTCCTGCAGACTGAAACAGAACGTGGACCCCCGTCTTGATTCCACCACAATTAAATTTTCTACGGTGTAGTCGCTGACCGAATCAAAATCGAGGAGCGTGTCATTGACACAGTGTATGGGTTTTTCCTGGGGATAGGGAAATAATTGTAAATAACAATGCTTTAGTGCGAGGACTTGAAGGACATTCCATGGTGTTTTTTTACCCGTTTCTTTAAAGAGGCGAGCGAGTATGGATGACCGTGACATATCCTGTGGTAGAATTACCTTTGCACCCGCGTCGTAAAATTTGTAAAAATCCATTTTGTTTATCTCTCGAGGGAATTCAAAAAAAAAAAACAATTTTTTTTTT